TTAAATAGTCTCCTAATTCGTCTGCAATGTCATCGGCCATGTCGTTGCCATCTAATGCATCATTCATAATACTTTGAATGTCATTGCCTAGTCTTGCAAACACTGATTTTGGATCTATTGGTCTAGCATTACCGCCTACCACTGCTTCAGTTTCAATGCCTGCCAGTTTTGCTAAACGCTGTTCATAGTTTGCATATGGACTTGCATCTTTTACTCTGATATCCTGTGGATGATTAGTTCCATTTAATCCGTCTGTGCCTGCATTAGTAGTAACTGCATCAACACCTTGGTATGCTTCATCTGGTGAGTTATCATATGACATGTCAGGTGCACCATCTCTATCTAAGTCAAAGTCTACGCCTTTATCTGTTTTTGTGATAACAGCATTATCCGAGTCGTCATCACAACCACATGGTGAACCGTTAATATTATCATCTGCCTTCATTGCAGGAACATTGTCAACGTCTGGCATCATGTCTGGTGTTACAGCCTGCATACCTGCAAGTTTCATAATCTGTGCAATAACCGGTAAGTCTTCTGGTGAGTCAGCACTAATAGTAATAGACTCTTTTACATTTTCTTTTTTAAGATCGTCTTTGCCTTTACCGTCGATAGCATAGTCTGGAACCATCTTACCTGTCTTTGGATCCTTTACCATCTTCTTCTTAGCCTCTTCGACTGGAGGATTTAATTTTTCTGTGTTCTCTAATGCGTCAGTATGTACATTAGGATTCTTTTCATCTAATTCTCTTAAACGTTGTAGTACGTCAATCATTTCACGTGATGCCATTATGCTTCTCCTTGATGACGTTCTTTTTGTTCTTTTGCTAACTGTTGTAAAAACGTCTCTTTACCTTTTTCAGTTGTTACTAATTCGTCTTTATCTACAGCAGGAGCATCTTTATATTCACCGTCCATGAGTTTGTCTTCGTATGGCTTGTCTTCGTCACGCTCTGCTTGATATTCTTCTGTAGGCTCTCCTGGTTTACGTACTTTGATATAATCTTGTTGCATATTAAGCACGTCTGACAAATAATTTCTTAATTCATATTGTGTAGTTGGATAGTTAACTGTTGTTTCGTATACAGTTACTTCTGTGTTTGTCATTTCTGGAAAATCAAGTGGCACACTTTGAATTGGAGTTTTCTTACCTGCTGACAAATTAGCAACATCAAATTTCTTTAATGCTACTTCTAAACTTTCTTCAAAATTTTCGTCTAAATCCCCAGCAACTTTGATTACAAAATCATACTGCTTTGCGGCTTCTGCTAGGTATTTTTTAAATGCGCCTGCCATCATATTCTCCTTTAACTACGTTTATTTATCTTGATCCTTGTTCAAAATCTTCTCTAAAATGGAATTGCGATCCATTACTACATAGCCTTCAGCATCTACAGTATCGGCGTTTTCGCCTTGTTTTTGATCAAGATTTTGTTTTTTAAGTTGTAATTCAACCATTTTTAGTTTTTTATCTAGTTTTTGACTCTTTGCTTCGATGGCATTTTTAAGCATATTGCTTGCTGTTTCAAACACCCTACCAGCATAACGTGACTCTACGTTCATGCCCAAGTCCATTAGGTCTTCATAACTTTGTTTTGCTTTTTCTGCTAGATCATCAAGTTCTTTGTCTGCTAATTCTCCTAGACCTTTTACCATAGGTAAAGCGGCGGATATTTTATCAAATTCCGCTATTGATCGCTCAAGGTTGACTGTTTCCTTTTTAACCTCTTTGCTAGGTTCTTTTGGTTCTTCAACCTGCTCCATGGTTTCTTTTACTTCTGGTAAATCTAACAGTTCTTCTAATTTCTTTGTCATAATAATACTTATCTTCTCTTGCCTTGATGGAATAAATCTTTTTCAGTTATAACCCTAAACTGTATTCCATGCTGTTTACAATACTTAGCCGCGGCCTCCCATTTGGCTTTGTTTTTAATATAGTTGGCTTGATTGTAAGCACTCTTGCCAACACTTTCTTTTACTGTGTGATTCTCTGGTTTAATTTCAATTATTTCTGCTCGTGTTTTGCCTGACTTGTTTGAATACACAATAAAAAAGTCTGGAACATAGATAGTATATTTTCCATCCAGAGGATTTCTATAAGGTATCTTTATGCTTTCACTTGCCCACTTTGCTACAGCAGGATGTTCGTCACACATTTTCATAAAGTGCCATTCCCAACTACTGCGATACGTAGGAGTTTTTGTTCCTATATATTTGTCTGGATTTTTGAGTTCATATTTGCCGCGGGCAAACGTTCCTAAACGAGCCATTATGCAACGATGTTCCTCTTGACAGGATTGTCTTCTTGTTCTTTTTTGGTTCCAAGTGCAGAAACTTTAATTCGATTAATATTTAAAATTTCTCCAAGAACATTGTCTAATTGATTTCCTTTTAGTTTTTTTAAAGTGCTTAAAAGTTCAATAGCAGAAACTCCATCTAATTTGCATTGTTTTAAAAATATAAAAGAAACGCTTCTTGCGGCTTGTTCGTCCATTCCTCTACCTTTAAAAAATGCAACAGTAGCATCACTTTCGCTTGCTTTAAATTGTAATTCAAGTTTGTTGTAATTTTCAAAATATTGAATAGTATCTTCGCCACTATCTTTCTTTTTTATTTGTACATCTAAGGGTAAATTAGAATATGTTTCTTTCATAATTTTATCTTATCCTAAACTAAATTATCTCGATATGTTCGAGTATCATTGTTTGTGTCATCAATTACTTCTTGTTGAGTTTGCTGACTACTATAAACAGTATCTTCACCATTGCCTGTTGCACCTGTTGCACTTCTATCATTTAATTTGTTGATGCTAGGAACCGTAACTGTATTAGCAATAGTATTTGTGATTGCTCCTGTAGCAATACTTTCAATTTCATTTCTAATGCCTTGTTTTGATAATTGTTTTGCATTATCATAAGTATTTTTTGCTTTAATTGCTGTGCCAATAAATGATAACGGATTAGCAAAAGCATTCCCGGATGCAATATCTCCAAACACATCTAAACCTCCAGCAAGTACACCAGTGCTTCCGAATAATGATGCACTTCCACCTCCCATTAATGATAACGGACTAGGTGATTTATCATAATGTAATTCTGCAAAGCCGTCCGGATTTTCAGAAGTTATTCTGCCTTCAGCATACTTAATACCTTCATATATAATAGTCATTTGATTTTCTGCTGGCTGACTACTTGCACTACTTAATGTTGGGCCTTGCCAACTTTGGATTATAGGATTTATTAATGTATATTCAAAGAATGCATGTCTGCTTAACTGATAGATGCTTATTCTTCTAAAAAAGTGACCACTATTATAATTTGTTAAACCAAAACTATATTGTTCATTTATTCCGCCCGATCTTCCGCCATTTCTTTCTCTTTGTTGTGCTTCACGTCTTCCAGTTGCCGCGGCGTTATATACAGGTTGTCTAGATAATGCATCAGGATAATTTGAATCTGCATAGTAATTTTTAAAATACTGTTGCCACATGCCACTAACTAAGTTAACATTGTCATCATGAAATGTAATATTTACAGGTGTATATTGCACCTGTGTTTGCACATTAGTTTTTTTACCATATTGATTTTTGGTTTCTGTATTAACTTGTACTCCAGGTACCTGACAGGCTTTAACTAGCATACCAACTTCGACATTTGGATTACGTTCAGACCAGCCAATGTTTGCACCGGGCGAACGTGCCGCCGCAGGATTGATATCAAAAAACACATGATAAAGGAATTCAACTTTAGGTGCAAGACGCATATACTCGTCTGTAAACAAACGAGCCGCGTGTTTATAATCCTTCATATCACCTTCGTTTCCAAAGATGCCGCCTACTACATTACCGAGAAATTTTGTTAACTTTGCCATACTAATATTTAGTCATAAAAAAAGGCCGAGTTTTGACACCCGGCCCTTTTACAAACAGATGACTACTAACTAAAAGATTAGCCTGTTGCTAAAGTTCTAATTGTTCTTCCGATAGCACTACCAATACCGTTTGGCTGACCAGCACCATTAGTTTGGATTGCGTTATCGTATTGAATTGACATTGTAATGTCAACTGGGTTAGAATCTGAATATGTTAACTGATTGTAGTTAATGTCTTGTACAAAACATCCAACCAGTTCAAATGTTTCAAGCACACTAGGTGTGTTAGCACCGTTACCACCGTCTAAGATTTCAATTCTAGTTTTGAATTTGTAATCTACGCCGGATGCCGCACTTGATTGTTCGAAGAAGTCGAACTGTTTCTGTAACTGTTGACCTGCACTCTTACTCACAGCATTGTTTACATCATCACGTATTGTGATTGTAATTGGTTGCCATGTGTGTTTACCAGCATAGTAAACTTTTGAGTTGTAAACATCAATCGCAATTGATTCAAAGTTTACGTTTGGTCTTGTTACATCAATTATCTGTTTTGTAAGTTCAATGTTAGGAGCACCAGCACCAAAATTCTCTAGAGAAACTCTAAAGCGATACTTTAGTTTTGGCATCAACAAGCCTTGTGAACTTGCTGATTGGTCACTCGCCAACGGAACTGTAAATTTGCTTAAACTTGAAATAGCCATCTAATTTGCTCCTTGTATAGTTTTATTTATCCCCATTATTGATTGCCCAAAGTTGCAATTTCACCTGTGTTCTTTAAGCGTAATGGAATGTAAATGAATTCCACACTCTTAACTGGCTCAATTGCTACATCTACGTATAATTCGTTGCGATCAATTCTTGCGGCTGTGTTGTTAGTTTCATCACATACAACTAGGAAGTCATACAATGCTCTTTGACCTACTAATTCAAGTAATAAACTTTCAGTTGCTTGTTTGATTTCATCACGTGTGATCTTATCGTTTGGTTCAAACATGAACGGTTTAGCAAGCAATGTCATTTGACGTCTTAAGTATGCAACTAGTCTTGCAACATTAATTCTATCTAATGAACTTGCATTTCTTGCTCTTGTGTATTGACCAAAGTTAACTAATCCACTACCAGTAATAAATGTTAATGGGTTAATTTTAACTCCTGCCATTGTTTCACGTACACCGTCGTTTAGTGCTATTGCATTAAATTCACCTTCACCGTCAATGTAACCTACGCTAGTAGCATTGCTAATACCACCACGTCTTGTACCTGCTGGTGCAAACCATGGGAATGATACTGCATCACTTACTGCAATAGTTCTTAGCATCATATGGCTCGGTGGAACAACAATATTGTTACCACTTACATCTGTTGTTAATCCTGATGGATAAAACATTGCCATATACTCGTCATAACTTACAGCACCATCTTCACCGTCTGTTGAAGCGCCTGCTGTGTTGTTACCCCAGTTCTGCAATGATGTTGCAGTTGGTGTAAGTCTGAACGGAGTATCAGCAACAACAAATCCTGTTAAGCCTCTGTCTACGTTTAATCCAATTAAGTTAGTTGTTAGTTCTGGATAACCAGGAGCACTTAACAATGTAAAGTTACGTGTTTCTTCGTCACGTAGTAGATCGTTAGCATCTACTGCACTCTTAAGTGCGGCAACAACACTTTGTCTTTGTGCATGTCTACCAAATAATCCTGAACCATCTGCTTTAGTTGTGTTCCAACCAATCCAACGATCAGTTTTGTAAGAAGTCATTGCTTCGTCACCAAAGCGTGTGTTCTTGCCACTGTTTGCTGTAATGTCAATATGTCCTTTTACAAATTTCTTAACATTAAATCCTGAACGTCTTGTATTCCATAACAACATACCTCTTGGATATAAGTCTGGATCTGGAGCATCTGGATCAACATAGTTTGTGCTTAATAGGTCAGTAATTGAGCCTGCTGTATCACCTGTTGCACCTGAAGCGCCGTAACGTGCATCTGCAAATAAGATACCATCTTCTGTTGTTTGGTCAGTAACATCAATTGCTACCCATTCAGTTGCTGAATTATCCCAACGGTATAATTTAACACCGTACTCATCAATATCAGCAGTTGAAACCCAAATATCGCCTTCAACTAGATCAGTACCATCTGACTGTCCGCCAGTTTTTGCTGGAGCAGTTGCACTAACAATAGGACCTGCTGGATCTGTAGCACCCGCATATGGAGTGTAGTTTAGGTAACCTACCCATTTGCTACCATCATGTACCATTAGATCAACTTCATCTAATGTTGTGTTGTACCATAATGTACCATCTGCTGGAGTTGCTGTTGGAGCATTATCACTTGCTTCATAAACAAGTGGCTTCCAGTTTGAAATTACAAAGCCGTGATCATCATCTGTGCCTGCTGTGTAGTAGTTGTTTGTACCGCTTTCAACACCTGCACTTGATCTTGACCAACCTGTAAATCCAGCAGTTGCTAAAATACCGTTAGCATCTGTGATTTTAATTTCGCCGCCTAGTGCATGACTAATTGATAGATAACCATTTGATACTGTAGCAGTAATGTTTGTAAATCCTGCCGCTGAAATTGCACTTGCAATATCTTCAACAGTTGTACCGCCTACTGTAACTGTTTTTGCTGTAGAGTAAACATTGCTACCTGCAACAGTTTCAGCAATTGACATAGTGTTATATCCTGGATTTGCTGTAACAGTTGGATTAGCGCCTGCTTCAGTACCAGTAACTGTTGTTGGAGAACTTGTAACTCTTCTGTATAACTTGAAGTTAACTAGTTTTTCAACACCAGTTGTGCTGTCTGCTTCAGTTGCTCTACCTGTATAGTTTGCTAGTGCAAACACAGTGCCTGCTGGAATTAGTGTTCCACCAGTTGAATCAATGTTGTTAACTGCTTCTTCTCTTGTGTTGTAAATTGGTGTGCTTACTGTACTCCATACACCTAAGTTATCATTCCAAACTTGAACTTTTAGATTAGCACCTTGGTTTGGTGAAGTAGTTTTCATCCAAACACTTCCGCTTGGTTTGATGCCACTTCTTGAAGTTCCTGCTACTGTAACAGTGTCAGTTGATTTCCAAGTTGGAACACTTGAGTGTTTTGAAATCTGTGTTGCAACACCTGAATAATATGTTGCTGTGATTCCTGTATCTGCTTTGATTGAACCACCTGCTAGGTCTTCAATAATAACAGCACCGTCGTCTGTAGTGCCATCTGAACTTGAAGTACCGTCGCTGTAAATTTCTAAAATGCCTGTGCTTGTTACTTTAGCACCAACACCTTGAATTGCCGCACCATTAATTGCTTGTGCAAGTGCCGATACAGTTGTACCTGATAGTGTAACACTTGTACCGTTAATGGAAATTGCTTGTCCGTTACCTAGTGTAGGTTCAGAAACAGTTGCTTGGATAACTGGCCAACTTGATGCCCAACTATCTGAAGTAAATGATGAGTCACTTCCAGTTGCGGCCGCAATGTTTGAACTAGTTGTCGAACCTACTTTAACCCACGCATTATCAGCATTTTTGTAGTAAACATCATTTGATGTTCTTGCAGTAACAATAGCATAGTCACCCTTTGCACCTACGCTAGTTTTTGGATCTCCTGAAGAAACATCGCCAACAAGTTGTGTAACAGAATTAAGAACTAAAGGAATCTTGTTAGTGAATTTTTGTGTTGATCTGTTCCATTCAAAAATACCATATAATGAATCGTTTGTATCTAACCAATATGTGCCGTCTGCTGGTGAACCTGATGGTGCATCTGAAGAACCTGTTAGTTCTCCTAGATCAGCATCCGCTCTCACAACATATGCTCTATTAGCAACACCTAAGAATGAATATGCACTCTGTAGTCCGTATTCGTTTAGTTCGTTACCATGCAATGGATTGTTAGATGAATCTGTATAGAACGTTGGATTACCAAACGTTTCTGTTAATTCTCTTTGTGATGTAATTAGGTACGGTGTTCCTGCATTCGCTTTTAGCGTTCCTTGTGCAGTTCCTGTACCTGCGCCATTTGGCTTATTAGCGGCTGTCGCTACGATAATCAGAGGTACCGTTGCGGCCGCGGCTGGCGTATAAAAACTTT